AGTGTTGTTGTTTGATTGAATGGTGTCGCAATGACGTGAAGTGTGGGAAGACATTTTAAGTTTTGTAAGTGGTGCGGGGACAGGCATTATATCGAAGTCTCGATACAAAGCTTCCGCGCGATGTTCAGTCGGGTGATAGTACCTGTGGGTGAAGACCTCATAGGTAAAAAGCGAGTCACGAATTTCGGGGTAAATCTGGCAGAAAAATTCTCTCTGGTCATCAAAAGTAGGCTCCTCGAAGGGAATTTGACCATTTTTGGCCTTATTACCACGAAAGAAGCTCCATTGAAGTGCGCTGTTTATGCATTGAACCATGCCCTCTAGGGAGTTATCCTTGGTGTAGGAAAGCTGATCCAAGAGAGTATGGAACGAAACGAAGGGAACAAGCGCGTGAAGCTCATCGGAGTAGAGAATTTGTTTTTTGCAGAAAGTGATTTCGGTTTGAGGAACGAAGGGTGTTGGATCTTCGTCCTTTTTGGCAGGTGTGATGGTGACATTGAGTTTTTGCAAGCTCTCGTAGATAGTGAGAAAATTGTACTTTTCGGCAACAATTTCACTCACACCTAGGACAGTGTCATCACCACAGAAACGGGATTTGATACAAGCAACGTAGTCAGCTGGGAAGGAAGCGGGGAAGATGTCAACAAAAGCATAAGCAGCATAGATGCCAGCAGAGTATGTGTTAACGTCAATGGTTCCGTTCATTCCAGAAGGATTACCTCCGTCGCGCCAGTAGACAATGTTTTTCATTGCCATTCCTGAGTTGCACATAGCCATTAGATAAGCCTTGCGGCATTTCCAGGCAAAAGTGCCCTCATCACGATAGTAGCGAGTGGTGTGACGTAGGAAGCTATCAAAAAGCTGCCAGGTGATGGTGGCTTCCATTGCTTTGTAGTCCAAATCAACGAGTTTAGAGACATCGTCGGGTCTAGTGTCGTTTGTGAAGACGGGATGAAACATGTCATGCCATTCATGAGAAGCAGGATCAACACCAACAGTGTTCGGAGTCCCGAGAGGACGCTGATGGATGTAATCACAGTATTCACCGAAGGCCATGTTACCGAAAACCAACCATTCTATGGGAGAGATCTGGAAGGTTCGGCTCTTGCGGAGGAAAATTTTCTCATGTTTTAGGGTTTCGTCTTTGAGACAAGGAGTAAGGACTGCCATAGGCACCTTTCCTTCATCAACTAGACGAAGAATGTTTTCAACCCTTTCTTTGAGAATTCCGTTGGGAATGACTTTATCCTCAGCCGTGACTTCAAGGAGATCTGAGCGTTTGCAAGTCCAGCCAAAGCCAACTGATCCAGTTCGAGGGATCATATTGCACGCTTCAACAAGAGTTCGCATTCGAAGAGGTTCCTTGGGAACAGGGTACTGAAGGTCGGAAGCAAGCTCGGCCCATTTTAGGAGACGGTTGGGTATGGGCCAGCGAATTAAGCCGTATTTCTCCTCCATATTCTTGATGATTTTAGGGTCAAGAACAGAGGGAGCGACACGGCAAGGTAGAGTAGGAACGGAATCCTTAAAACGAGTTTCCTTAAATTGAGTCTTAGTTGACGAGGAAATATTCTTCGCGAGACCAGTTATTGGGCAAAAATTGCCTTGAGGAAGAATCGAATCAGGAATTTCCATATCAGTGAAGAGGTGGGGAAGAAGAGCGCCTTCAGAAATGCTTTCCACAACATCTAATTGAACTAGAGAATTTTTGTAGGTATGTGGAGCAAGACATTCTTTGGGAAGGTAGACTTCAAGTGACGTGTCCTGGGTGTGACGAGCTATATGTATGCCAACAATTTTTGGGGAACCGTTAGCAAAGGCCCAGACGGGGCAACCGCAGTCACCAGGAGTGGTTTTAATGTTGGTGGTGAAGAGCTTGGTTTGGGACCAGCCAGCCTTAGTGCCTGGAATTTTATTTCCAGCAGAATCTTTGAGAGCATAAATAGTACTTTTCATAGTGCCAGTAAGTATACCGGAATAAATTCCAGTGCTTGTGACAAGAGTAAAGTCCCTATCAACGTTTCGAAGCTCCTCCTGGGTAACGAACCATCCTAAGGACGATCGTATGCCAGGCATGGGCTGGGGAAGGCGAATGATGATTGTATCATTATCCTCTCCAGTTGGGAAGAAAACACGTTCTTTCAAAAGCTCAAAAGTACGGACAATGGATGATTGGCCATGGAAGAAAGTGAGTTCAACCATGGCGCCGTATTTAAGCTTTGGACCATCACTAAAGCCATGGGCTAGGGTGATGATGGAAGAATCATCGAGAGCAAAACCATGTATGGAAGCAGCGCCGCAGCGCAAGCTAACAACATTGGCATTAACTCTTTCCATGAATTGTTCTTCCATGACGCCAGGGGTGGCGCCTTCCTGGAGAGAGGCGGCAGGGGCAACGGTAGGTATGCCCTTGAGTCGATTTTGACGAGCTATGGCTTTGAAATCGCGCGGGCGATTACCATATTCAGCAAGCGATTCTATGGGGTTGGCACGATACCATTTATAGATACCGTAAGCAGCTCCTGCAAGAAGGGCGGTGGTAGGGAGCCCTATAGCAAAAGCCATACCAACTTTAAAGTAAAGTTCGTGCTCTGCTTTGACTTTGGAAGGGTCAACGGGAGGGGGAGCTGCAATGCCAGTGATGCGAGAAAAGGTGTTAAGCATGTAGCTGGTTTCTTCGGCTGTCAAGTGAGCATTTCCTATTTTGCGGTTTGCTGCATAAGCATGGAGCACAGCAAGAAGATGTTCAAACTTGAGGTTTGACTGATTGAAACCAAAATTTCTACAAATAGTAAAAAATTTGGGATCCAAAGTCTCATGGGGAAGATAACCAGCATTGTATTGCTCGATTTGGCCTTTATCAAAAGGAGAGGGGAGGACTAAGGTGAAGCGGAGGTGAGGAAAGGTGGCAGCAACTTCAGGCTTAAGTTCCTTAAGGGTAGCCATCTTCTCTGCAATAGTTGCAGTTTCGCCTAGTTCACTAGCAAAATCCTTATCCAATTTGACATAAATGCGGAAATCGGCGCGTCGATAGAGAGCGTCATAGTTGTTGAAGCCAGTGGTACCACGGGGGTACAGGAAGTTAGAAGCAGCGGTGACAAAGTTGAAGATGTGGACCTTGTCTTTGTTAGCAATGGAAGCTCCGTTAGGCTTGAAGGCAGCGTCAGCAAGAGCCATCCACTCATCTAATTGTTGCAGATTGGCAGCATCGGAAGTGCCGGCAAACTCGGGATAGTAAGCACCAATAGCGTCACCAATGTTTTCCCAGTATGCACCGGGGGGAACACGATAAACGCGATAGGGGCTGGGAGTTTGCGTGTAACAACCAGTGAGGAAGGAGTTAATTTGCTGAATACAGCGAGTCTTGCCTATACCGGGGAGGCCGGCTAGGTAAACCATGAGAGGAGTGGCACCAAGGGCGCAAGTTTTAAGCGCGGCATGAGCGTTACGAACAACAGTTTTGAATGCTGAAAGGTGGGCTTCAGCATGAGTTGCCCAACCCTCGGAACAGTGCACAGTAAGATAAGCAGTGGCTTTGTCTAGCAAAAGTTCAGCTTCTCTAATCATGGTTGCGTCAGGATTAGCAAGACGTTTTTCCATCTTTTCCATAGCTATATGGTAAGATTTCCACTTGCTCTGGGAATAGAGGAGGGTAATTGCTATGTCTGGGCAATATTCAAGCAGTTTAGTTTGAACAAAAACTGGAATGAGTTCGAAAAGGAATTTGAATATAGCAGACATATCCCTAGCTGCGGTGAGAAGGGAACGAAGGTAGTTGAGGTGAAGAAGTTGGTCTTTGATGTTAAGACTTTTGGCAAAAGCTGTAACGATATAAAGATAATCCATAGCTGATTCGGATTCAGAGTACGAAGGAGGTTCGTCTTCAAGATAATCTGATTCAGAGGATCCAATATCGTGAAGATCGCGAGGATCAGGAGCAGGGTGAACAACAGCACGTTCCATAACCTCAAGAGCACGAGCGGCAAGGTCGTTTTTGGGGACCTTTGATGGAAGGTTTCGTAGCTCTTCCATTTGAGTGAGAATTACTTCACCGTCACGAGGAGGTGGTAAAGCAGTGGACCGAACAAGCTGTCGAATGCTCTGAGGTTTCTTGTGAAGAACGCGCATAGCAACTCCGCGAGGAGAGATATGGCCTTCCTGTTTATAGGCGGCCATAGCAGCCTCGCGAAATTCGTGGCGTTGAGCCTTAAGGCTACCACCAAAGGTGGCTGCAGTGACTTTTTCGAAGACTTGCTGAAGGTTAGTAATAAAAGCAGCTTCCATTCCAGAAATAGCTCCAAAGCCGATGCAACCAGCAATGAAGCCGGCAGACATAACGACAAGAAGCTTACCAGAGGGGCGAACAGCTTTTATGATGACAATACCAAGAATAAGGTAGGCGACACAGCAAAGCTGGGGCCACCAGTTCTTGATAGCGTCCCAAACAGTAGAAAGACCCTCTTTAAACCACGTCAAGATGGAGGACATTTTGTTAACAAACGTGGTAAGAGAGGTCATGGCATTAAGAGTGTCTTTGATGCCACTGAAGGAAGCACCTTCGGCGGTGGAGTAAGCAAGAGAGATGATCTCAGAGATGTAACAGTCCTTTTTTAGAGACTTGCCGGTCTGGAGAGCAGCGGCTTCCTGAATAAACCTCATGGTTTGACAGAGAGGTAATTCAGGAAAGCGATCATCAAAGATGTGGTGGGCTTGCTTATGTACGCGGACGGAAGAAAAGTAAGTGCATTGAATTAATCTAGAACAAAAATAACAATCAGGTTCATCATGAAGACAATCAGGAACTTCAAGAGTGGGTTCAACATTTTCAAAACTCTCAGAAAGAGAGTAATCAGAATCAGAAGAAGGAACTCCAGGAAGGGAGAAATCATCAGAATTATTAACTAAATCAGGAATGTTGGAACCGGGACAAGTAGAAAAGATAAGATTACGAATATGAAGAGTATGTTGTAAATCAAAATTATTGTTTAAATTATCTGGATGTTCCTCAGTATCATATTCGTGAAAAGCATCAGGGAACAACTGGTGGTCATCGCCAAAATCATCGTCATTGAGAGGCCACTCAAGATGGTAGGCATCCTCAGGGGGGACAATGGAGACAATATCCTCAACAGGCATGTCAAAGAGAGGCATATCAGATGGACGATTAATCTCAGCATTGATAAGGGCTGACCAATCAGAAGGGGGAGGATTAACGAGTTCAGGTCCAGTATAGACCTCAATATTGTTGAGAACAGGTGGAAGAGACTGATTATCCTCTGTGTTGGTGGGACAGTAAGCGTACTCAAAAGTGCGCTCACCAGGATGAGTATCGAGCTCATCAGGCTGAACAGAACCATCGTCCCAGGTAGTGCAGGAACGATCGAAAACAATTCCCTCATCACCAATAATACCTTCGTCAACATCATCGAGAGGCTTACGGCGTTGGAAGTAAGCCTTCCGCATAGCGGAAACACGGACGCGTTCTCGGGTAAAGAAATTCTTACGAATGTAATTTTCAGTAACAGCAGCATGAGCAAGGCGCTCAGCAACAACTTCCTGAATATCATTCTCATAAGAAATAGCAGGACTTACGAGAGTAACCGGGCCAAGATGATGGGTGGTAATAGGCTTGACGAAATGCCTCTTGGAGGCCTCGCGCAAAACGGTGTGAAAAGAACGACGGAGATTGGCATAACTGCGCTCATTTTTAAAACGAAGATGGAGATATCTCATTCTAGAGAGAAACGGCGAGTCTTGAAAAAAAAGAAGAAGATCAACAGCTCTAAGGTTGAACTTGAGCTGTCTACGAGATATCAGACGTTCTAAAACAGCCATGGGAAAGCGGTCAAGAACTTCTTCAATCTCATAATCTTCAATAGCTCTGTTAAGATTTGAGTCGTTATACGTAAAACGAGAACCATCATCATATTCGAAAGCTTCGGCAAAGCCGTTGTAAGAGGAAACAATAGACGCCATTTTAATGCAGTGAATTGTAAAAACAAAAGAATGAAATGAAATAAATTGTGAATGCAAAAGTCCGTATAGGACGCTGAAAAAGCAGTGTGGAAACGATATCGTCGTCATGATAGCCTTTAGCAAGGCTGGACATCGCGTTTGAAAAGCGGCCTAGCAAGCAACGGGTTAACTGCCTCATTTAAGACAGCGGAGGGGGACCAGCAATAGGCTTCGTTCTCCGATATTGGGAAGCAAGATATATATTTTATTGACTTTTTATTTTGGTGGGACAAGTCCCGTTTTATAGAAAAATGCAAAGACATAGACAGAAAGCAGTTTGAAGCGCTAAACTAATCCGTACAGTCAGCTAACGCGATGAGAAAGCCCGGAACGAACTAGAGTTTTTAATCTGGTTCAATCTAGCTGTGGAGGTGTAGGACAGCCTCGGGAGACTAGAAAGAGACTCACAAAATTTTCATTGTAAAACAGGGGATCCGTGACGTGCGCCTACTATTTTGGTCGGCGTGTTTATTCTCCAGTAGGGGGTTTAGGCCTTGGAGGTCCACGTTAAAAGCTGGTGGCCCCGTTCTAGGGCAATACAGCTATCGGGCTGAGAAACAACTACTAATGATGGAGCGAGAGGTTATTTCAATGAGCAGACTCGACTGGTTCATTGAATATTGAAACTATAAGGTATAGGACCGAAAAGGAAAAACACCGATGGTATCAACGCTACTGCGCAATATAGGAGCGGAGTGGGACCGATTACATTAACACTCACAAAGCGACGGTCATAAGCAAAGTGAGCCCATCCAAGAAGGACAGCGGAAAGGAAGGTTAAACAAAAATATAATGACGAATCAGAAGTAAGTTTGTGTGAAAAGAAAGAGCTCAAGCCAAATAAAGAGATACTCACTTAAGTGACAAGGCCTCGCCAATTTCGTAGGCGGCTACGTTTAAAAGCACATGCATGGGGGAACCCCATGCA